CGGACGCCGCTGTACGAGTTCGACCTGGACGGCTCCGGCGACCAGCCGTCCGGTGAGGCCCGAAGGCGCGCGGACGGCCCGATCACGAAGCACGCCGCGAAGATCAAGGGCCAGTTCGGTGCCGTCTGGTCAGCGATCGGCGCCTACGCCTTGGCTGCTCTGAACGTGCAGGCGAGCAAGCAGGTCGAAGCCGTCTGGGCCCCGTCCGAGACGGCGACCGACAATGAAGGCATCGCCCTGGTCGCCCTGAAGGTGGAGAACGGTGTTCCGCTGCGTCAGGCACTGCTCGAGGCCGGCTACACCCAGGAGCAGGTCAACGAGTTCGCCCCGGTGGATGCGAACAACGGACTCGCCACCCCGGTCAGCCCGAACCTGCTGCTGAAGCTGACCGCAGCGCTCCGTGATCTCGGGTCGGCGAAGCAGCTCGCCTCGGTGAACGATGACGAGATCCGCCGGCTGCTGTCCACCTGGTACGGGGCCATCGCGGGCTCCGAGCCGCTGCCGGATGTCGAGGAGACCCGCGTCACCGACTCGATCGGCAACGGTCCGGCGTTCGGTGGTCGGTAGCCGATGACCTTCGAGGACGACCTGCTGGCCCTCGAAGCCCGCGTATTGAAGGCCGCAGCGGGTGACTTCCTCGCCGCCGTCGACGAGCTCCGGCAGATGCTCGCCGCCTCAAGCCCGGGCATCCAGCGGAAGCTGCTGCAGCTTGCTATCCCTGACATCGAGACCGCAGCCCGAGCCGGGATCGTCGAGGCCCACCAGATGGGCGCCGAGTGGGCGATCGGGTCCGCCGAGATCCTGCCCGGCATCGCCGCCAACGAGATCAGCGACGCTCGGGCCCGCACCGCCGTCGCACCCCGCCACCTCGAGGACCCGATCGACGGACTGAACACCCGTGTCACCGACGCGAAGGCCCGAGCGCTCACCCTGCTGTCCGCCGGCTCCCCGATCGAGGAGACGCTCGCCCCCGTGTTCGGGTCGGCGACGTCGACGAAGGCGACAATCGAGACGCAGATCAACGCCGCCTCCAACAACGCTTCTCAGACCGTCGGCGAAGCGGTTCGGTCCCCGATGGTGTGGGAGGCCGAGCGGAACGCCTGCGTCTACTGCCTGGCTCTGGCCGGCGAGGTCGTCGAGCGGGCTGGCGATCTCTTCCCGAAGGCTGACCTGTACGACGACGGGAAGACCGGGCAGCAGACGCTGTCGCAGCCGCCGCTGCACCCGCACTGCCGGTGCAGGCTGGCCGTGCTCGGCGACCAGTCCTACGCCGATGCCCTGAAGCGTGAGGCGCAGCGCTCCATCCTGCGTGGCTTCAGCTTGCAGACCGAGTCGAACGCGGTCCGGGTTCGGGCGGCGAAGCGGCTGCTCGAACGTGACCCGGTCGCCCCGAAGTCGGTGAAGGACTACGCCCGGAAGGCGGTCAAGGCGGGCAGGTTCCCGCGCGGCCGTGAGGTGCCTGAGGGTGGGCCCACGCTGGTGGTCAAGTAAGTAGCAGGTGGGATTCGAACCCACGAAACCTCGGTGCAGCCAGGCTCACTCGTCAGGGTTGCGCGTCCGCTACTGACTGTGTACGCCTGCGCTTCCGAGAGGTAATGCCCCTCCATCTCCGCAGCTACTTGACATAGATACGTTAGCCGTCAACGACTTTCACCGCTACCCTGAGGGGGTGGTGAGCAACGGACGACTGCCGGGGAACGACCTGACCACGGTCCAGGGGTCGATCCAGCTGTCCGACCCGACCGCGAAGGCGTGGAAGTACCTCGTCGCCGCAGCAGCGAAGCACCTTGGCCGGCACATCTCGATCGCCGCTCCCGCCGGCGGGTATCGGTCCTACGCCGTCCAAGCGCAGATGCGACAGGTGTCCATCAGCGGCAACGCCGCCCAGAAGCGGTACTGGGGGCTGTCCACCACCTCGACCGCACCGCTGGCGGTAGCCGGCAACTCGAAGCACGGGCTGGGCATCTGCGTGGACGTGGTCGGCACCCCGATGGACGGGGCGTTTCTGTCGCTTGCCCGCCAGTACGGGTTCAACCGAACTGTGGCCGGCGACCCGAACCACTTCCAGCACGACGGTCGGACCGCGATCAGCGACACCCCGCCGATCGACTTTCGGAAGCTCGCCCGCTACCTGAACGACCGCGGCATCGGACCGGTCACCGCCACCGAGCGCAACGGCACCCGCGACAAGGCGTTCTGGACGTCGCTGCAGAAGACCGGCCATGCCGACGGGCTGTACCCCGTGCCGCAGTACCGCATCGACGGCGACCCGGGCGATGATGGCTCCCGCACCCGCTGGCTCGCGCACCACTACTGGGAGAAGATCCGATGACGTTCGACACCCCGCCCGGGTTCGGTCCCGACGAGACGCGGGTGAAGGCCGAGTCCGAGGACGCTGTCCGCCAGCTCGCCCACGAGGGTCAGGCGAGTGCTCAGCCGTGGCCGGGGCCGAGTTTGCAGACGAAGCCCGGGAAGCACCTCGCCACACAGACGCAGTACCCGTGGCGGACTTCGATCCGGACCGGGGTGGCGACGTTCGTCCTCTTCCTCGGCGCGGTCGCTGCGATCTCCACCGACCCGACGGTGGGCGCCTTCTTGAGCGCTCACTTCCCGAACCTGCTGCCCCGGGTGCTCGCCATCGGTGCGATCTGCGGGGCGCTGGCCGGCGTTATCAAGCGCATCGGGTCCATCCCGCAGGTTGCCCAGCTGTTTGTCCGCCTCGGCCTCGGCGTGATCCCGAAGTCCGCCCTCAAGTCCTGACCACCACCTCGAAAGGCACCCTCCCCATGAGCATGCAGATCAGCGTTGGAGACGACCGTGACGACGAACGAGACGACCTGGACGCTGTGGTCGATGACGATCTGGACTCCGACACTGATCGACCGGAGCGTGGGCGTCGGGCCGATCGTGGATCCGAGCAGGGCGATGGCTCGGACGATTCGGGAGAGGACGACGAGGAGCCCGAGGGCGGCTGGCAGGCCGAAGCCAAGCGGCTCCGTGCAGCCCTCGCCAAGTCCAACGCGACCGGCCTCCGTCGACGGAACCAGCTCCGTGAGCTGAGGAACGCCGAGTCGAAGGCGAGCGACGAGGACGACACCGACGACGACGAGGACGGCGAGAAGCCGGAGCAGAAGCGGACCACCGGCCTCGACGCCCGGACGCTGCAGCGGCAGATCGAGAAGGCGAAGAAGCAGGGCCGCAAGGAGGCCGAGGCCGAGTACAAGCGCGACCTGCTGTTCACCAAGGCCGAGTCCCGCCTCGAGCGTGCCGGCGTCTCCGAGCGCAACGTTCGTCTGCTGAAGGCCGAGATCGACCTCGAGGACTTCGCGGAGGAGCCCGACGAGGAGATTGACCGCCTCAAGTCCGAGTTCCCCGACCTGTTCCGCAGCGCCAAGTCGGCCCGCCGCCGCATCAACGGTGGCGACGACCGCACCACTGAGCGCAAGAAGGGCCCGCAGACGGCCTCCCAGCGCCAGGCTGCCCAGCTCCGAGGTGGTGCGTGATGCATCAAGGCATGACGTCGAACCGCTACCCGTACACGCCTTCGTGCACGTGTGGATGGACTGGATACCCTCAGCCGGAGCAACGGTGGGCCGAGCATGATGCAGAGGTGCACGCACAGTGGCAGAACCTTCAGGAAGCGTCCTGATGGACATGCAGCCTCTGGAAATCGAGTGCTGGTGCGGGGTCGTCGTCAAGGTTCCGGTGACCGCGGAGATCAGCTCGGTACACCCTGTTGATCGGCAGGACTTGAACCTGAAGCCGGATTTAACGGACCTCTGGGCGCATTCGTTCACTCACGGCGGTGGGCCTAAAGGCGGATTGCCGATCGCTTCCTGACGAGGCGGGCGTCGTTGACGCTACAGTGAGGGCCAACCGGCAGCCGTAACCGTGATGGTGAGGTGCCGACGCACGTGAAACGTGGCCCGTGATGGGCGGAAGAGACAGACTCCACCCATCACGAGAGGAAGCCCCTAGTGGCCCGTTCCGTCGTAGACGCATGGCTTGTCGAGGAGCAGGGCTCCGAGGTCATCCGCGTCGTCAACCAGACCTCGGCCATGGAGGCGTTCGCGCGCCCCGAGCCGATGAAGTCGTACACCAAGACGATCCCGCGCTCCGGTGCGGTCGGCGTCTCCGTCGTCGCCAAGGGCTCGGCCTACGCCGAGGACGCCGGCACGGTCGACGAGATCACGATCACGGCCCGCAAGTTCGGCACCGTGGTCCGTCTCGCCGAGGAGGACCTCGAGGACGAGCTCGTCAACATCCTCGAGGAGAAGAAGGCGGCCTGGGCGAACGCCTACGCGGTCATCATCGACAACGCCTGCCTCGCCGTCACCGCAGCCACCAACGGCACCACGGTCCCGTTCACCTCGGTCTACCGGGCCGTCACTCAGGCCGACGCGTCCGTCGGCTACACGGCCAACGCGAACTACATCGCCACCGCCGGCACCGGCGCCCCCGTCACGTACGCCCAGCTGCGGCAGCTCGTGGCGAAGTACGAGGCGTCCCCGTTCTACGACGAGACAGCCGGTCTCCTCATCGCCCACCCGTCGTTCCGTGACGCCTTCCGAGGCATCCTCGACACCCAGAACCGGCCGATCTTCCTCGAGTCGACGAACAGCGCCTCCCCGGACAAGTTGTTCGGCTACGACATGAAGTTCAGCCTCGGCGCGAAGACCTCGGCCACGGCGACGAACGTCCCCGGCGGCAACCCGATCATGGCGCTCGGCAACCGGAACCTGCTCCGCCTCGGCAAG